CAGGCAACAACAGCACATTCTATGCATCTGCAACTGAGTTGTCAGCAAACCCAACTTACACAAAATTTGATGTGTCAACAGCAGCAGGTACAGTAGCAGCATCAGTAGGTGTTGTTGATGCATATTTCAACAATCCAATTGGTGGTGCAGGTTATCCAGCAACTAACGCAAATACATATGGCGTAGTTGGTGGTAACACAGCAATCTATGGTAGCCAAGTATTAGTTGGCGTATGCATGGGTGTAACAGGAACAGGTACAATCACCGTAGCCGATGACAGTCCAAACCTAGATGGTGTTGGTACTGACTTTGCAAATACACTAGTAGATGGTACAATCGTATATACAGATGCAGGCGTTATACTAGGCACTATCGATGATATCGCAAACGCAAATGCTGTATTCGCAACATTTGCTGCTAACGCATCAGCAAACGTATCAGGTGGTGCATATGTATATGGCACACCGGAAGCAGGCTTTATCGTTCGTCAGAAAGGTAAAATGAAGTATCTAGTTAAAGGTACAACTTCAGGTCTAACACAGGCTTGCTATACAGCAAATGTAGCAAATACTGCATTATTACCTAACACGTTCACAATCACAGCAACTTATGCTGATACTTCAACAGCATATGTGCAGTCACTAAGTGACTATAGGTCAGAAGTGTTCCCAGCAACTGTTGCTGCTGCTTCATTGGCAGCAGGTACAGTATATACTATTGAGTTTGTTGGCACAACTGACTTTACAGCAGTTGGCGCATTTGCTAACATGACTGGAATCACATTCGTTGCCACTGGCGCAGGTTCAGGTACAGGTACAGCAGTACTTTCAAACATTGATCCTGACGTAATAGCATCGTTCAACAGCGCAGTTGCAGCAAACGCTGCAAATGGTCTATTGAACCCAGTAGTAACCATCACAAACTCCTAATAGGAAAAAATAAGATGCCAGCAGCAGTTAGAAAAAAGTTTGAACAAACTGTTACAGATGTAGCAATTTTGCAGTTTGAAGTTCGTAATCTTCATGATAAGGTTGATGAATTGAAAACTGATGTTAAAGACCTACATGATTGTTTAGATCGTAACATGGCTGAAACTAAAGAGTTTCTCGAAAAGTTTCAGGCACAACAAACTGAACAACATGAAGAATTAGCAGACAAAGTATCTGGTATTGAAAAGATAAAATGGATGCTAATGGGCGCGGCAGCAATATTGGGCGCTACAGGTATTGAAGCAGTTCAAATGTTTCTAGCAAGTTGAGAATAGTCTATATGACTAGTAGAAACGGGGCATACGCCCCGTTTCTATTTTGTAAGTGTTGTTAATTTTTCTTTGACGATATCAATATTTACCGTACTAAACAATCCTGGATGCATTGGTCGAGGATGTTGTGTATCACCTATCCAAGCATACCCTACATGTTCATCATTTAGTTTAGGTATAAATTCTTCATCAACAGCACAAAAAAATGTATGATATGTAAAACTATTGTTTACGAATTTTTGTATAGGAATTAATTTAGCGTTATTTGGAAAATATCCTATTTCTTCTAAACATTCTCTTTTCAAGCCTTCTAATAATGTCTCATCATTTTCAATTTTCCCACCGGGCACACCCCAACTATAATTGGCATCACTACGCAGAAGATATAAAAATCTTTTAGTAATGCTGCTATAAAAGAAAATACCTGCTGAAGTGTTCTTCATCAATTAATTGTAACAGATTTATTATTAAAGGACAATACTATAATCACCTTGGTCATACCAGCCTTCATACGATTTCATCCATTGTCCTTCTTGTTGAACATAGCGATATTGAATATTTGTAGTAAGATTGGTCACATATTGTACCGTAGTAGATTCACTCGCATCAAATGACACGAACCATGACATTGAGGTTGAATTAAATTGTACTATATCGTTCGCGCTGGCTACTAAATCTCCCCAAGCATCTGTTGGACTTCCTTCACTACCTACATCTTCAACAATCAAATATCTACGCCCATTTATTGGTCCAGGTAATCCAAAATTGGGTCCTTGAGTGATTGGATTGATTACCGCATCTATTGGATCAAGGGTATTTTGGGGTAAAGTGTCTTGATCAATATCGTAAATTAAGATTCTATCGTCTAAGGGATCTTGAACGATAGTGCCTACAATGTCGTCTTCCATATATGGATTTTGTAACCATATCTGACTTATGCCCGGCTTATATTTTCCATACACATTTAATAAACTACTCCAATACAAATTTGTATTAGGTGGTACAGGTTCTGATAATGTAGAATTTGATGGATCAAATGCTGAATCAGCAGGGAGCAATTGTAATCTATTTCCTAATAATAAAAGTTTATATCCGTATGGGGTGATTTTTTGTCTTGTACCTAATAATAAATCTTCATCTTGTATATCTTGCAAGGCTGTGCCTTTATAAATGCTTGCAATAATTTTGTGTACAACACCCATCTTTTTAAGTTTGCTACTTGTGCTGATCCATATAGGCAAATAAAATTTCCAACTCATAACATCAATAGGATTATTACCACCTACTGGTATGCTACGTGAACTAAATGTTAATCCATCTTGATACACAACAGTTAATGAAGTCCAATCTATAAAATTATCGGTGCTTTGTATTTCTAAACTAGGGTTGAATAATGTACCTAATTGTTCTATCAACTGTAGTTTTTGATTATAATTAGTAGTCCAAAAATCCACCTGCATTCTTAGTGTATAAGGCACTGGCATCAAACGTTCTACCGTAAATGCTTGACCTTGGACTTCTTCAAAAGTCTGTGTCTCTTGATTATATTGTCTTTGTCTAACATTTATTCTGTCAACAAAAAATGGTTCTTGAGTTCTACGTTGATCATATTCTAGACCAGTTATAAAATATGTAATAATAGGTGCACTTGGTAGTGTGCTTGCACTGTTGTTGGCAATAATAGTTGATACTTGCCTGCTTTGATCTCCATACATAACAGGTACACGAACTAATATGTCATTACCGTTTGGATCCTTGCCCTTAGTTACGTACCAGTTGCTAAAGATTTTTGCAAATTGTATTAAAAATCTGCGTATCTGATTGTCATAAAAAAATTGTGCCATGTATTACTCTATTGGTGGTAAATTGTCCGGTGCTAAAGCTAGTATACTTGATAATGGTTGAGCAGACGGTATCAACTTTTCTTGGTTATTACTGTAAATAACATCCTCGTTATTTATGAAGTTTGACAATTGAGATTTATCTGTGGCTGTCATTCCTGTTTCTGTTCTTACGTTTGTTGATATACGAACCCATAATTTTCCATCCCAGCGGTAAAGTATTTGTGGATTATAATCTATACGTAAGAAATAATCTCCGACTTGCGGATTTTGTGGGAAAGCAATACCGGCGCCGCTAGGTAATCCGTTAGGTGCGGTTCCATCTCCCGACATGTAACCTGTTTCGTATCCAAAACTTCTTGGTGTGGAACGAGCAATAAATTGGAACGCTGGATCACAGTCCGCACGCCAGTCCATTTGTTGTGATATAGTGCCCGTAAATCCTGACTGTTCGGGATCAGCATCAGCTGTAGCATATGTGTTATCAGCAGTACCGTATGGACCAGTTACTGGACCTAATGACTTGACTGATAGAATTTTATCTCCCTCTACGAATCCACTACTTGATTTGCTAACAGGCGAAACAGATTCAGTTACTTCTAAATGTGTTTGTACGAACTTATCAATTTTATCTGATAAATCTGCGTCTGCTGTCATATCCCAAATACTTTTTATTACATCCTTAGAAATTCTAATACCGACACTTGGATTTTTATATTTGTGATTACGCATATAAACAACGGTGCCGGAAACTGTACTTGGCGCACCGCCGCTATAAGTCACTACATTATAAGGCGGAGCAGGTTGATTCAACTGACCTGACGGCTGATTATTATTAGCAAATACGCCGTAGGTTGGTACCACATACATCTTGCTATTATCATAACCTGCTTTAGGCAATATTCTTTTTGCTTCATCAAGTTGAGCATTATTAATTTCAATATTCTTGTTGTATGTAGCAAGTATATCTTTGAGATTTTGATTGGGATCTAGTTCCCAATAAGTCGGATCAGGTGGTTTGATTCCTGCCGGTACTTCAATTTTACTAATATAATTTTTGTCACCGAAACTTACAACATAGCCAGGAGGATAAACTTTATCTTTCTCCCAATCACCTAAATAATTATCTGTATCGATTGGTTCTTTAAGTATGTTGCTAAATTCTTGACTGTCTACAAGTGGTTCACATTTGATACGCCATAAGTGTGGATACCAAGTCTGACTAAATCCTTCGCTGGCAAAGTTGGCGTCTGTGATTTGATAAAATCTTTTAAGCGCGACTGGTATGGTTTCTTTTAATGGATTATAATCTAGTAAGTGGGGTAGTTCTAATACATCCCCTACCATGAGTTTACGACCTATAATATCAATCATATCATTGTAGTGAACAACAATGAAAATAATATCGTTATTAAGAAATAATCCAAACTGACTTAAATCAAAATCTAAATTCTGTACGTTATATTGACCTCTCAATCTATAAATGTTAGGATCATATTTGCGATCACGATTTTCTAAAAATAGTAAATCTTGTATTTGAGTTGGCTCTGGACTGATATACTGAGGTTGAGTATAATCTGGGCTAGGAGTTTGTGCTTCCGGGCCTAAAAACTTGTGTATGTATAAATCAGTACCGCCTACTGTTAACGTCTCAGATATGGTTCTATCCAAATATCTATAGTCATTTTGTTTAGTAGGGCTATATAGCGATAGTTTTGGCATATAAGTATTTAGTGTAAAAACAATGACTTACAAAGGACTTGACTTTACCCTTTTAATTTAGTAAAATTGTATAGTTAAGTAATACTAACGGAGCAGGTTATGTCTAAATCAAAGGATATTAAAGAGTTGCATCCTCGCGACCCTGACGCAAAGTACATTGGGCCCGAACCCAAATTTGATTATGAGTCGGTCAGTACTACGTGGGACCTCGCAAAAGCATTTGGGTGGTACAATCACTTCTATGACAAGAAGGACGCCCGTGAGTTTATCGCACAGTATCTTGAAGTTGCAGGAAAGCAACAAGTTGCAAAAACGCTACGCCGTGTCAATGAGCGTCATGTCAAGCCCACATATGGCTGGCTAGCACGATGCATCGTTCGCGGTAGCGTAGTTGACAATGACACTCTTACTAAGTTGCAGGATGAGGTCAATCGTCTCATCGCACTGACTCAGCCTGAGGACACTACAGACGGTCCTGTTGTGTCTAATCGCCCCAATGTGCAGGAGATCATGCGTGAGCGTACTCTGAATCTTGGTGGCGAACTTGAGGGATTGTGGGACGATTATTTAAAGAATGGTGCTGGTAAGGACGGCATTAAAGCAATTGATGTGTTGTCTCAAAGCAACATATTGCCGCAGCACGTCCCAATTCTCATTGATGCTTGGCAGACTAAACTTGACGAATATAACGAAGTTATGTCAGGTAAAGATGAGCAATTGAACGAAGCCTATGAGCGTTTTGGCAAGATTCAGTTGCGTAATATCGTTAGCACTATTGAGACGGTCATCGCCGATCTTAACGCATATATCGGTATGAAGAAAGCAGGTAAGAAGCCCCGTGCTAAGAAGCCTGTACCGGTTGAGAAAGTCGTTCGTCGTCTCAAGTACCTTAAGACTTTTAAACTTGAGAAATTAGAACTGACTAGCATTAGCCCAACTAAGTTGCATGGCTGTAGTGAGGCTTGGGTCTATGACACCAAGAAGCGCAAACTTCATCACTACGTTGCTGACGAGTATACTAAGAGCATTGGTGTCAAGGGCAATACAGTGCTTGGGTTTTGTACTAAGGAATCGCAGATCAAAACATTGCGTAAGCCCGAAGAACAAATCAAAGTGATTATGGGTAGCAAGCCGGCAGCACGTAAATTCTTTGATAGCATCAAGGCTGTGAGTGTTGCACCTAATGGACGCTTCAATGCTAACATGATTATATTGAGGGCATTCTAATGAGTAAATATGAATTTGATCCCATCGAACAAAGAATGGGAACAATGATGCAAATTATAGACACCGCTATACTTTCAACTAATGATCGTAATGATCAGTTAATGTTGGCATGTGCTATGATGCAACGCACAAGAGCAATTTTTGATGCTGTATTGGGAGAAGAAGGTCGTAAAAAAATGTTTGAGGAATTAGTATGAGTCAGGTAGATTTGAATAAGTATAAGGATTTTGTAGAGGCTGTCACAAGTGTCCAAAGTCAGGACCTTACTGAGTTTATGAATCGTCTTGATCGTCTTGATGGCAACTATGAAGCATATGGTCCAGATGGTGAATACATCCATGGTCCAAATGTCAATGTACCACTATTGCTTTGTGGTGCTATTGGTCTTGGCAGTGAGACCGGTGAGTTTCAAGAGATCGTAAAAAAGTGTGTGTTTCAGGGTAAGCCACTTAGTGAAGAAACACTATTTCATATGAAGAGGGAATTAGGGGATATCATGTGGTACTGGATCAATGCTTGTCGCTCACTTGGATTAGATCCTAATGATGTTGTTGCTGAGAATGTCAAGAAACTTGAAGCACGATATCCGGGCGGCAAATTTGATGTATTTTATAGTGAAAATCGTAAAGTAAACGATCTTTAATATCTAAACTTATTCCCGATAAATAATATATTATCGGGAATCTTTATGGCAAACGATCCACTTTCAGTACCTACAAATCTTTCTTTACAAGAACTTAAAGAGCAGATGTTTAACAACCTAAGACTACGCTTAGGTGGCGATATTATAGATATAGAATTAGATCCTCAACACTATGAAGCATCATACGATTATGCTATAAAAGTTTACCGTCAACGTGCCCAAAATGCTAACATAGAAAGTTATACACTAATGACAATTATTAAGAACGTTGATACATATACTCTTCCTAGTGAGTTTGTAAACGTTCGTGCTATCTTTCGTAGAACTGTAGGCCTTGAGACTGGACCTAGTTCAACATCATTCGACCCATTCTCAAGTGCGATTCTTAACACATATCTGTTAAACTATAATTATACCGGTGGTATGGCAACATATGATTTCTATGCAGGTTATGTAGAATTAGCAGCGCGTATGTTTGGTGGTTATGTTACATACACATTTAACCCAGTCACCAAAATATTAAAAGTTGTACGTGACTTTAAAGGTACTGGTGAGCGCGTATTGATTTGGGCAGACGTTCAGCGCCCAGAATCTGAATTATTGCAGGATCCGGGTATTGGAATTTGGATAAACGATTTTATCTTCTCGCAATTAAAAATGATCATCGGCGAGGCGCGTGAAAAATTTGCTACAATCGCAGGTCCAGGCGGCGGTACATCATTAAATGGAACTGCATTGAAAGCAGAAGGTAAAGCAGATATGGAAAGATTGCTTGAAGATTTACGCCGTTATCAAGATTACAGTCAGCCGTTAACTTGGATACAGGGTTGATTTCACTTTTTACTCTTGTTATAATCAACATATGATCGTAGGTGTAGCAGGCTTCATAGGCAGCGGCAAAGATACTATTGCCGATTATCTAATCACATTCAAAGGGTTTCGTCGCATGAGTTATGCAGAACCTCTTAAGGATGCCATAGCCAGCATTTTTGGTTGGGATCGTGAATTACTTGAGGGTACAACAAAGTATAGCCGTGAATGGCGTGACACGATTGATCCGTGGTGGGCAGAACGACTTGATATAGCACATCTAACTCCACGCTGGGTATTACAACAATGGGGAACCGAGGTAGGTCGTAGAGCATTTCATGATGATATTTGGATTGCTAGTATTGAAAATAAATTACGATCTGTCAAAGATGATATTGTAATAAGTGATTGTCGTTTCCCTAATGAACTCAAATCTATTAAACGTGCGGGCGGAATCACTATACGTGTTTCGCGCGGTGCTACTCCCGAATGGTATGACAGCGCAGTAGCCCTAAACAAAGGTTACTATACTGTAGGTTACACGGAAGCAAGAAAAGTACTAGAGGACTATGACGTTCACGCTAGCGAATACAGTAGCGTAGGATTAGATTACGATTACTATGTTGAAAACAATGGAACTATTGATGAACTACATAGAAAGGTTGACTTAATAATCAACAGTTAAATCCCCTCGCTTCCAAGTTATATCTTTACGTTTTATAATTTCAACACAGTTTAAACAGATAGTACGCAAGTTACTATGCTTTGCGTTTTTAAGATCTCCGTCAATATGAAATACAGTTAGTTGTGTATTATATACTGCTTTAAAACCGCAATTATCGCAGGCTATTTTCTTTTTATAGCCTGATTTTTCCCAACTCTTACGTTTGGGTTTAGTTTTGGTCTTCTTGCTACCGCATTCGTCACATATACTTCTATAATGACGTACATCGTTGCGGATATAGTTTACTGCACAATAATTCTTATTACACTGTTTACATATAGGTCTCACGTTGTATTTAATCAAAAACCTTTGAAGGTTTGCTAAAGTGGCTTTTTTTGCCAAATACTATAAATAATATTAAGCAACAGGGTAGTTACCCTTAAAATATAACGTAGGAATAAAAAAATGCCAACACTAATTTCCCCAGGCGTATCGGTCACAGTTATTGATCAAAGTCAATATCTACCAGCCACAACAGGTTCAGTTCCACTAGTGGTATTTGCTACTGCTTCAAATAAAGTAAGCGGTACAGATACATCAGTAGCGGTAATGACTACATCAGCAAATGCTGGTAAACTAAAAGAAGTTACAAGTCAACGTGATTTGGTAACTCTTTACGGAAATCCAATTTTCTATCAAGACAACGGTACACCTATTCAGGGTTACGAATTAAACGAATATGGGCTATTCGCAGCATATTCAGCATTAGGAGTATCAAATCGTGTATTCTGCTTAAGAGCAGATATTGATTTAGCAAGTTTGCAGGGTTCAGCAACAAGACCTACTAGCGCCGTAGCAAATGGTTCTTATTGGTTAGATACATCTGCTACAGATTGGGGTATCTATGAATTTAACGCTACTACAGGTAGTTTTTCATTAGTAGAACCTATAGTAATTATTGACAGCACAAGTATCAGTAATGGTTATCCATTACAGACCTTAGGTCAAATAGGTAGTTATGCTGTGAATGCACTTCAACTAGAAGGTGCACCATCAAGCGTTAATCAATTCTTCTACAAGAATTATTTAAATACTTGGGTTGTAGTTGGTTCTGAAGATTGGAAATTAACAACTCCTATCGTCGTAGGAACTGCTTCCCCAAGCACTTTAACAGCAGGTAATACTTTTACGATTGCTTTAACTGGTGGTGCAGGTGGTAGTACATCCACTACAATCACTGTTCCATCATCACCAAATAATACAGTGACCGGTGTCGCCACAGCAATTAACAATTTAGGTTATCTAACTATTAGCGCAAGTGTAAATTCAGCAGGAAGATTAGTATTATATAGTGCTGATACACCGAGTATTACTGCAGGCATAGGAACCGTTTTAACGGATTTAGGTATTACTGCAGGTGTATATAATAGCCCTGGCTTTGAATATGGTACATCGGCACAACAACCACTATGGCAAGCAGGACAAGATGCTCCTCGTCCAAGCGGCTCAGTTTGGATTAAGGTCGGTAATTCTGGAGTAGGATTCTCTCCTAGAATGTTAGTGTTTAATAGCACTACAGGTCTATGGACTTCAAAGACAGTAAACTTAGCAACCAACGATGCTGTTGCTATAAATGATTTAGATCCGACCGGTGGTAAGGCAATCCCGGCCGACACATTATATGCACAGTATGCGCCCGATACGATAACTGGACCGATTTATTACTGGGAACGTTTGACTACTGGACAAACTGTAGTTACTGGTTCTGTAGAAAATCCAGAATTTGATGGTGGTCCTTATCAACTAACAGTTTATGTATCACAACCAAATACATCATCATATGCTGGTCCATATACTGTGACTGTCAACGACAATTCTACAGCAGAAGATGTTGCAGATGCTTGGATTACAGCGGCTATACCTTATACAATAGCATCAGTTACAGTTGACGGAGCATTACAATTTACGCATACATTAGGCGGTGTAATTAGAATAAGCGACATTGTTTCTGCAACAGGTATTTCAAATGGCTTTTTAGCAACTGCTGGTTTAGTTGCGGGGTCTGATACTGGGTGTAAAGTTGGTGTTTGCACCAACCGCAGTATCACAACTGCGGCACAGACTAGCACTACAGGTGCAGGTGCTGGCTTGACCTTAGGTATAACTTTTGCAGGAATTTACCAAGTATACGGTCTACAATCAATTGCATCAGCAGGTACAGGTTATGCAGTAGGAGATGTGGTAACATATGCAGGCAATGGTGTAGGACTAGGTGGATCAACACCAGCAAATGATTTAGCAGTTGAAGTTACAGCAGTTGATGGTTCAGGCGGTGTTCTAAAAGTTGTATTATCTAATACTACTGATAATTTACCCGCACGTACTTTTGATACAGAATTGAGTAACTGGGTAGAATTTACATGGGAAGCAAATGATGATGCTCCTGTAAATCCACCAGCACAAAATCAAAATTGGTTCTATTCACAAGTAACTAATCAAGTTGATATCATGGTAAAGACATCAACAGGTTGGACAGGATACAAGAATGTTCCTGACTTTGACTCAAATGGTTTCCCACTACCAAGTGGAACAAATGAGACTGATCCAAATGGTCCTCAATTCAGCGCATCAGCACCAACTACGCAAAGTGATGGAACAGAGTTAGTTTATGGTGACTTGTGGATTGACACAAGTGATCTAGATAATTATCCGTTAATTAATCGTTGGCAATCAGTCAATGGTGAAGATCAATGGGCATTAATTGATAACTCAGACAATACAAGCGGGTCAGGTGTATTATTCCAAGACGCACGCTGGAGTGGCACTGGTGCAGTTGATCCAATTGAAGATCCGATCCCAACAACTAAGTCAATGCTAACAAGCGATTATACTGATTTAGATTGTCCAGATCCAGGCTTATCACCAACAGGTATGTTGTTGTTCAACACACGTAGAAGCGGTAACAACGTAAAACAATATAAGTCAAATTATTTTACAGTTTCAGCATATGGTGATTTAGTTGACGCATATAATAATGCAACAGCATATGTTCCTGGTGACAGAGTATTGTTCTCAGCAACATTCTATGTCTGTATCGCAGCAACAACCGGCAATGACCCAGACGATACAACTTATTGGTCGCCAATGGCAACTGGTACTTGGTATAGTGTATCAGGCTTACAGTCAAATGGGGCACCTTACATGGGCCGCAAGGCACAACGCAACATGGTGGTAGAAGCATTGAATGCTATAATAGCAAGCAATACTGCAATTCGTGACGAAGATAATTTCTTTAATCTAATTGCAACACCTAACTATCCAGAATGTCAAGCAGCGATGATTGAATTAAATCAAGCACGTAATGACACTGGATACATTCTCGGTGACACACCATTGCGTTTACCTGAAGATGCGACAGCAATCAGAGAATGGGCAACCAATGCAGCAGGTGCTTCAAGCACAGGCGAAGATGGATTAGTAACAAGAAATGAATACATGGGATTGTTCTATCCAAGCGGTACTGCTGTTGATTTAACAGGAAACAATGTTGTTGTTCCTGCATCATTTATGATGCTAAGAACATTCTTACGTAATGACACTATTGCTTATCCTTGGTTCGCAGCAGCAGGTACATTAAGAGGTCAAATAGGTAATGCAACAAGTATAGGTTACTTGGATGCAGCGACCGGCGAGTTCGTTTCAACTAAGACACGAATCGGTATACGTGATGTATGTTATGAAAATCAAATTAACCCACTAGTATTCTTTACTGGTAATGGTTTATTGAATTTCGGGAACAAAAATTCATTTAATACTCAAAGCGCATTAGACCGCACTAATGTATCAAGACTTGTGGCTTATGTTCGTCGTCAGTTGACTATAGCAGGAAGACCATTCGTGTTTGAACCAAATGACGCAATCACAAGAGCAGGTATAGCAGGCGTTGTTCAATCACTAATGATTGATTTAGTCGCTAAGAGAGGCATCTATGACTACTTGGTAGTTTGCGATGAATCAAATAACACCCCAGAAAGAATAGATCGTAATGAGTTGTGGGTAGACGTAGCAATTGAGCCTGTGAAGGCAGCAGAGTTTATCTATATCCCAGTACGTATATTGAATACAGGGGAGATAGGTAATCAGTAAGAGAAGAATAATGAGGCTCAAAATTTGGGCCTCATTTTGAGATAAATAAAATATATTAGGAGATTTTACAAATGGCAACAGCCTCACAATCATTGTTTAACATGACAGTCGCTGGTGACAACGCAGGTGGTAACCAGGGCTTACTCATGCCTAAACTACAATATCGCTTTAGAGTTAACTTCATTAATTTTGGAGTTGACACAACAGGTGGTTTGTCATTAACTAAGCAAGTAGTTGATATCGCTAGACCAACTGTAAGCTGGCAAGAAATTGGATTACCAATTTACAACTCTATTGTAAAGATTGCTGGTAAGCACTCATGGACTGATATCACAACTACTATCCGTGATGATGCAACTGGTTCAGTTTCAAAGGCTGTTGGTCAGCAATTACAAAAGCAAGTAGATTTCGTAGAACAGTCATCTGCTGCTGCTGGTCAAGACTACAAGTTTCAAACTAACATTGAAATTCTTGATGGTGGTAACGGTACACAAGTTCCTGCAGTACTTGAAACTTGGGAACTATACGGCTGCTGGTTAAAGACAGCAAACTACCAACAGTTAAATTACGGTCAAAGCGATGCAGTAACTATTCAGTTAACAATTTGCTATGATAACGCAATTCAGTCACCATTAACAAGTGGTGTTGGTCAAGATATTGGAAGAATCTTATCTGGTTCGTCAACAACTGGTATTGGTTCGTAAGTTTAGGTTCCCATAATGTCATGGGGTGGTTATAACACAGGATATTGGGTAAACCAATTACAAAATGCTGCCGGTGCGTTCTTCGGTACTCCGCAAGCGCCCGGCGGCATGTATTTTAAAGATTTTCGTCACGCCGCTAAAACATTCGTTAGCGATAGTTACGCACTAGCACCTAAATATAAATTCTTATTTCATGTTGAGTTTGGTATTAATACAGAAAGTGTACAACCTTTTTGGGGCACAGAACAACCTAATTTCGGCTTATTAGTCAAAGACGTTAGATTGCCATCCTATAGATTTAATACAGCAGTTCTAAATCAGTATAATAGAAAACGTATCGCGCAATCAAAGATTAATTACGAACCAGTAGAAATTAATTTTCACGATGACAATTCAAACGTGATTACTAAACTATGGTATGCTTATTATACATATTATTATAAGGATGCTGTTAAAGGTGGATCATTAACTAATAACACTCCTAACACTCCTAACCCGTATGATAGAACTAGAAACATTTATTCATATGATATGGATAGTAAACTTGATTGGGGTTACATAGGTGAACCAACCGGAACAGCAGCAGGTACAAATATTCCTAAAAACGGCCCTAGCAAACAATCTTTCTTTTCTTACATCAAAATATTTGGATTCAATCAACATAAGTTTACACAATATACATTAATCAATCCAATGATAACACAATTCGCACATGATACATATGATTATGATATAGGCAACGGCGTTATGACTAACCGTATGACATTAGATTATGAATATGTACAGTATGATGAGGGTGCATTTAATGGAGATGATACTCCGGTAGAACAGATGCCTTATTTTGCTGACGCTAAAAATTATGATAAAGAATCAAGTCCTATAAGTATTCCGGGTGCTAATGGAAAAATATTAGGACCAGCGGGAATTTTAGACGGTGTTGGTGGATTTGTTGGTAACTTATTAGAAGGTGATCTTGTGGGTGCAGCAAAAATTGCAGGTGCAACTTATAACAATCTTAAAACTTTTGATATTAAAACAGCAGGAAAAATTGAGGCAGAAAATTTACTACGAGGTGCATTAGGATCTCTGTCAGTAGGCAAGACAAGAAAAGCACTGCAATCACCTAAATCAAATAATACA